GCTCCGACAAAAGCTCTACGGGGCGCGCATAGGGGCCTACGCACGCGCGGGAGACATACCCCCTCCCCCTATGGAGGGCAAAGAAGAGGTGAGAAGATGGCGACCGTGACGGAGAAGTCCGAAGTAACCAGGTTGAAGAGGCTGTTCAAAGAGATCAGCCCGAAGCACCAGAAACTTGTCGAGGGCCTGATCGTCCAGGCCGCGCGTCTTCGTGTCCGGCTGGACGCGCTCAACGCCAACATTGAGGAGCACGGCATGACCGAGCTTTTCCAGCAGTCCGAGAAGTGCGAACCCTACGAACGCGAGCGCCCGGCGGCGTCAATGTTCGTGAAGCTGGACAAAAATTATCAGGCGATCATGCGGCAGCTCACTGACCTGCTGCCCGTGGAAGCGCCGGAGACGAAAGAGAGCAAGCTGGCTCTCCTGGCAAAGGAGGACTGACCATGCCGAGAGTGGCAGGGCGCGAGTATCGCGATATGCAGCCCATGCAGGCGGCGGAAGACATGAAGGTCCGGGGCTACGCCTCGACCTTCGAGAAATACGTGCTCGCCCGGATCGAGGGCGTGGACTACTACGAGCAGATCGACCCGCACGCCTTCGACAAGGCCGACATGGCCGACGTCATCATGCAGTACGACCACGAAGGGCGCGTGTATGCCCGGCAGAGCAACGGCACGCTCTTCCTGAACGTGGACGAGCGCGGGCTGGCCGTGGAGGCCGACCTGTCGAAGACGGCCACCCAGCGCGGGCTGTATGAGGACATTAAGGCGGGGCTCATCACCAAAATGAGCTTCGCTTTCACCATCGCCGAGGGCGGCGATGACTACGACCCGAAGACCCACACGCGGACGATCTACGCGATCCGCAAGGTCTTCGATGTGAGTGCGGTATCTATCCCGGCCAATCCCGGGACTGATATTTCGGCCCGTTCTTTCCTCGACGGAGTGATCGAGGCGGAGAGAGCGGAGCGACTCAGGGCCGAGGAACGGGCACAGCAGCGGGCAAAGCTCCTGCTGAAGCTGAAACTGATGGAGAGGTGAGCGAACATGACCCGCGAGGAGATCATGCAGCTCAGTGCCGACGAGTGCGAAGAGCGCAAGGCTGCCATCCGGAGCGAGATGGACGCAGAGGGCGCTGATTATGCCGCGCTGAGCGACGAAGCGGATGCCGTGATTGAGCGGTTGTCCGCGCTGAAGGAGCAGGCCGAGACCCGTGCGTCCCTGGCCGCGAAGGTGGCTGCCGGCGAGGTGGGCACCGTGACCAAGCAGATCAAGGAGGACAAACCCATGGAAGAGACCCGCACCTGGGGCGTTGAGACCCCTGAATACCGCAGCGCCTGGCTGAAGAACCTGCAGCGCAAGGAGCTGAGCGCCGAGGAGCGCACCGCGCTGGCCAATGGCAACTACGTCATCCCGACCGAGACCGCGAACCTCGTCAAGGGCAAGATGGAGCTGTATCCGCTCCTGAACGCGGTTGACGTGATGCACATCCCCGGCTTCGTGATCGTGCCTGTCGAGGGCACCGTGAACAACGCTGCTGTTGTCGCGATGGGCACCGCCGCGAACGATTCCGCCGACACGATGGGCCAGGTCGCCCTGAGCGCCTACAAGCTGATCAAGACCCTCGAGATCACCGCCGACGTGGCCGCGATGGCCATCCCGGCCTTCGAGGGCTGGCTGGTGGATCGCCTGGCCAACAAGGAGTATCGCCTGGCCACCACGCTGATCGCTGCCGGCACCGGCACCAATGAGCCCACCGGCCTGACCACCATCACCCAGACCGGCACCTACACCAAGGCCGCGATCACCTATGCCGACGTGATGGCCATCATCGCCGCCCTGCCGAGCCAGTACGCGCCCGGCGCTGCCTTCGTCATGAGCCGCACGACCTTCTATGGCAACGTGCTGAGCATCACCGACACCGCCAAGCACCCGATCGTGGTCGCTGACGTGCAGGCCCCGGCCAAGTTCAACATCCTCGGCTATCCGGTCATCCTTGAGGACGCTGTCGGCACCGACATCATCTTCGGCGACCTGAAGGAAGGCTATGTCTGGAACTTCGGCATGGACGTCACCATCGAACGCGACACCAGCGCCGGCTTCCGTGCCGGCTCCGTGGTCTTCCGCGGCATGGCCCTCGCCGACGGCAAGCCCACCGGCGTCGGTCTGGTGCGCTACACCAAGGCGGCTTCCTAAGCGAACAAGAGAAGGCCGGACGGGCGCGGATAGTGCCCGCCCGGTTCTTTGACGAAAGGGGGAAAACCTATGGCTAATATCGGTCTTTCTCAGCCGTATTATGCCAAGCTGACCGGCACGACCTACAGCGGCCTGAAGAAGCTGGGCAAGGCGACCACGGTCAACGTCACGACCGAGGGCAAAGAGCCGACGAAGCTCTATGCTGACAACGGCGTGGCCGAGAGCATGGCCATTTTCGGCGGCGGCACGGTGACCATTGGCATCGATGAACTGTCGCTGGCTGTGGCCGCGGACATCCTCGGCCTGACCGCTCCGGGGCAGACGGGCGGCATCACCTTCACCGGCGATGCGGTCGCGCCCTATGTCGGCCTGGGCTTCATCATCAAGAAGGTCAAGGACGGCGTTGTGAAGTGGCGCGTCGTGACCTTGTACAAGGTTCAGTTCATGATGCCCGACTTCAGCGTCAACACGCAGGGCGAGTCGATCGAGTTCCAGACGCCCGAGCTGGAAGCGCAGATTCTCATGGACGCGAGCGCGTCTCCCAAGTGGGCGACCTGGGCGGACTACGAGACCGAGGCCGCCGCGCTGACCGCGCTCCAGGCGAACCTGGGCTCCTAATCAACCGGCTTCAGGCCAGGGCGAGGACAGCCTCGGCCTGCGCCTGAGGCCCTTTTTCTGTGAGGTGAGACCATGGCAAACATCGGAGCATGCGATTTCCATGTGCAGATGTACGTGGGCAACGGGCTTTATGATGCGAGTTATTCCGCGAAGCTCGTCTCTGCGAGCGTGACGATCGACGGCAAAGAGCCTGCGAACCTGTACGCGGACAACGAAATCGCGGAGAGCATGGGAATGTTCCAGGGCGGCACGCTGACGATCACGCTCGACGATGACAGACAAGGCAACATCTACCCGCGGATCACCGAAGCCTTCTACAACCAGACCGGGAACGTTCTCCGTCTGGATGACGGCGCGAACATTCCGTTCTGCGGCGTGTCATTCATCATCAAGAAGGTCGTCGCGGGCGAGATCAAGTGGAGGCTTGTGAAGCTGTACAAGGTGCGCTTCCAGTATCCTGATCTCGACGAACAGACGCAGGGCGAATCGATCGAGTTCCGCACGCTGGAGTTCACCGCGGAAATCTACCGCGCGACGGAAGGCAGCAATGCGGGCGACTGGTGCAGCATAGAAGACTTCGACACCGAGGCAGAAGCACGGCGTCACGATAGTTTCCCGAAGGCATAACCAACACGGCAGGGAGGAAGCATGAGGACACGCACAATTGAACTCAACGGCAAGGAATACTGGATCACGTATTCTGTCAGCGTCGAGCTGGCACTGGAGGCCAAGGGGCTGAAGCCGGCTGACATCGTAAAGAACCCGACGACGACGCTCGTTTTCGAGATGCTCATGGAGATGCTCCGCGCCGGTTACCGCTGGGCGAAGAAGGCCGGCAAAGACCCGCTCGAGCCGCCGAAAGACGACGACCTGGCCGACGCGCTGGACATGGCAGAGCTTCACGAGATCGTGCTGATCATGGGCGAGGTAGCCAGCGGCAAGCGCAATGTTGAGGCCGAGCCCGAAAAAAAAACAAAGGCAAGGGCATCGGCAGGATAACGGGCGAAGTGTACCTGAGCATGGCTCTTGCGGCTGGCATTGACTTTGACACAGCGATGGTTATGCCGCTGAGCCTGCTCCAGGACATTATCGCATCGAAGCAATTGCTTGGCGGTGGATTCCGCCGTGTGTTTACGGAGGAAGAAGACGTCGAGGCAGACTTCATCAGGACTTTCAGCTTGAGGTGAGGGCATGGCTGCTTCAGATATTGGCGTAAAAATCAAGGTTGAGGGCGTATCCAAGTACAAGAAGGATATGCAGGACTCAGCCAAGAGAGTAAAAACCCTCAGATCCGAATTGAGTCTGGCGGAGGCACAATTCCGGCAGACCGGCAATGCTGAGGAACTGATGCAGAGCAAGGGCAAGGTTCTTCGTGAGCAGATTTTAGAGCAGACGAGAGCGGTTGACAGCGCAAAGAAGGCGCTGGCAGAGCTTCGCAAAAAGGGCTATTCGGAGAACAGTGCCGAGGTCACGGAGTGGCGCGGGCGGCTCGCCCAGAGCCGCCAGCAGCTCCTCGACATGAATCATGAGCTTGCCAACAATGAGCAGGGACTCGACAAGGCAGGCAAGGCATACAGCGCAGCGGCGCAGGACGTGCGCGAACTCGCGCAGGACGCCCGGACGGCTAAGTCTGATCTTTCCGGGGCTGCTGCAGAGGGAAACGGACTTTCTGAAGCGCTGAAGGGCATCGGCCAGGCTGTTGGCTGGCAGGGTGTCAAGGATGGCATCAGCAAGATCAATGGCTTTATTGACACGTCGATCAAGAAGGTTGGCGAGTACGTCAAGGAAGCCTTTGAGGGCATGGTGGAAGCGTCGAACTGGGCAGACGACCTGATGACCCAGTCTGTCGTGTATGGGCTGGATCAAGAGACGCTCCAGCGCTGGCGCTATGCTGCCGAGATGGTGGACGTTGACGTCACGACAATCATCGGTGCACGCAAAAAGCTGATCTCCGGCATGGCGTCTACCAGCGAAGAGACAATCAAGGCTTTCAACACGCTCGGTGTACGGACGCGGACGTCAACCGGCCAAATGCGCGACGCGAACGATGTCTTTTGGGAGACCATCGAAGCGCTCGGCAAGATCCCGAACGAGACGGCGCGCGAGGCGCTGGCCATGCAGCTCCTCGGCAAGAGCGCATCAGAGCTGAACCCGCTTTTCGCCGGCGGCAGATCGTCGTGGGAAGAGGCAATGTCTCAGGCGCTGACGGTCACCGAAGAAAGCGTTGAGAAGCTCGGAGAACTCAACGACGCATGGGCAGACTTCCAGGCCGATGTTGAGACGGCGAAGCTGAATCTGGCAGGTGCGTTTGCTCCGATCTTTACTGATGCACTCGGCAAGCTCGACACGCTGATCGAGCGGTTCAATGGCTGGGTAATCAGTGAAGAAGGTCAGAAGGCCCTGAAAAAGCTGTCGGATGCTATCGTTGACCTGTTCGGTATTCCCGAAGGGCTGGACGACGACGAGCTTTTCTCGACTCTCGCGGGGAACCTGACGCAGGTCATCAATGATTTTGGCGACCTGATCAAAGACAAGGACAAGATTGTCAACGCGTTTGAGGCAATCGGCCTTGCCATTGCTGGCATGAAGATCGCCGGCATTGCGTCCACGATTGCTTCGATGGTGGCCAACCTGAGAACCATTTCCGGGTGGAAGCCGCCGTCTACGCTGCCGGGGACGACGCCGACGACGGCTCCTCCGGCGGTGAATCCCGCGACGGTCGGCACTGGCGCGACCACCATGGCCCTGAGTTCACTCGCGCCGGCAGCCGTTGGTATTAGCATGGGCGTTGCCACGCTCGCAGGGATGTGGACGCTCGAGAACGAGGCAGCAGAGCGGCGCAAGAATCGCGCCGAGATGCAGGAAGAAGCGGTCGCCAGCGAGACGGCAGCGACCGGCGCGGAGCACCTCGCCGAGGCGTATCAGACCCTCAAAAAGGCCCGGGAGGATATGCAGGCCGCCGCGCTGCAGGGCAAGCTGACCGATGAGCTGGTGGAGCTGATCACCGGCAGCACCAAGTTCCAGAGCGCCGCGCAGACCGCCGGTTATGGCAACGTTGACTGGCTCACCGAGTTCAAGTTCAACGGCGGCAGCAAGCGCTTTTTTGGCGGCTACGGCGACACCGGCATCTTCGGCGATATGCTGGCCGGCATCGAGGAGCAGAGCGGCGAGCTGTACGACAGCATGGAAGAAGCAGGCACGCTTGCCACGCAGGGCATGGAAACCGGCTTTGATTCCGGCACGCAGAGCCTTCTCGATCTGGTTGGTACGACCGGCGCAAGCATGGCTGACGCAGCCAAGAAGTCGCTCGGCGAGCACTCGCCCTCGAAGGTATTCCATGACATCGGCGCTAACGCTGCTATCGGGCTGGGCAATGGTATCTATGCGAACGCCGGTTTTGCTGTCACCGCAGCCCAGAACCTTGCGGACGCTGTCGCAAACACTATGCGCACAGCGCTCGACATTCACAGTCCCTCCGGCGTGGCCGAGGAGCTGGGCGCGTACTTCGGCCAGGGCTTCGGCATCGGCCTCGAGAACAGCGCTGCGCTCATCGGCAGGAGCATGACGGCAGCGCTCAGCGGCATCAGCCTCCGCGCACCGGCATCGCAGACCGCCGGCGGCGCGGGAAGCACCGCGAACATGGCCCAGATCGCCGGCATGATCGTCAGCGCGATCGGCGGCATGAGCGTCGAGATCGACGGCGAGAGCGCAGGCCGGATCATCGCGCCGACCGTTGAGCAGGTCATGGCCGAGCAGCTCACCAGCCGGCGCTACGCGTGACCGACAAACAGGGGGAAATTTTGGACAACT